CTTTTTAACAAAACTCCCCGAGTACCGACCCCGATTTCAGGATGGCCCCGTGAAACTCTGGCCCGCCGATGCTGTTGAGCGGCGCGCGGTCGCGGGGCTCGTCCCCTATGCCCGGAACGCTCGGACGCACTCCGAAGCCCAGGTCGCGCAGATCGCCGGGTCGATCCAGGAGTGGGGGTGGACGATCCCGGTTCTGGTGGACGAGGCGGGGGGGATCATCGCCGGTCATGGCCGGGTCATGGCGGCGTTGAAGCTAGGTCTGACGGACGTGCCGGTGATGGTCGCCCGGGGGTGGAGCGAAGCCCAGAAGCGGGCCTATGTCATCGCCGACAACAAGCTGGCCGAGAACGCCGACTGGGACCTGGACCTGCTGCGGGTGGAGATGGGCGACCTCGCGACCGAGGGGTTCGAGCTAGACCTCATCGGCTTCGGCGAGGCCGAGCTTGCCGATCTGCTGGCCGACCGCAACGAAGGGCTGACCGATCCGGACTACACTCCCCCTTTGGGGGACCGTATCGTCTCCCGGCTTGGCGAGGTCTGGGCGCTCGGCGCGCATCGGCTGGTCTGCGGGGACGCCACGGACCCGGAGGCGGTCGCCAAGGCGCTGGCCGGGGTGGTCCCGCACCTGATGGTCACCGACCCGCCCTACGGGGTCGAGTACGACCCGGCCTGGAGGGAAGACGCGGCGCGCAAGGGCCTCATCGGCTTCTCGCCCTCGGCCCTGGGCGCGGTGCAGAACGATGGTCGCCTGGACTGGTCCGAAGCCTGGGCGCTCTACCCCGGCGACGTCGCCTACGTCTGGCACGCGGGCCGCCACGCCGCCGCCGTCCAGGTCTCCGTCGAAGCCGCCGGGTTCGAGGTCCGCTCGCAGATCATCTGGGCGAAGTCGTCCTTTGCGATCTCCCGGGGCCACTACAACTGGCAGCACGAGCCGTGCTGGTACGCCGTCCGCAAGGGCAAGACCGGGCACTGGATCGGGTCGAAGTCGGCGTCGACGCTCTGGAGCATCGCCCACGTCAAGAACGAGACCGGCCACTCGACCCAGAAGCCGGTCGAGTGCATGCGCCGCCCGATTGAGAACAACTCGTCGCCCGGGCAGGCGGTCTACGACCCGTTCGTCGGGTCCGGCACCACGATCATCGCCGCCGAGCAGTCCGGGCGGGTCTGCCACGCGGTCGAACTGAACCCGGCCTATGTCGACGTGACCATCCGCCGTTGGCAGGCGTTCACCGGCCAGGAGGCGACGCTCGACGGGCGCACCTTCGCCGAGATCGAGAAGGACCGCGCCGATGACCATCAAGGGGCCGTCGCCGAAGCCCACGAAGCTGCGGAAGCTTGAGGGCGTCCCGGGCAAGAGCCGCCCGCTGAACGAAAGGGAGCCGCAGCCGACCGGGCCGCTGGTGAAGCCGGAGTTTGTGACCGGCGAGGCGGCTATCGAGTGGGATAGGACCGTGGGCGCGATGCCGGACGGCCTCTACACCGCCGCCGATGCGCCGGTCCTCGCGGTCTATTGCGTCGCATGGGTTCTGTTCCGAAACGCCCTGGCGCAGGTCGCTCGGGAGGGGATGACGGCCACCGGCTCGATGGGCCAGAAGATCAGCCATCCCAGCCTCGCCACCATCGCCAAACAGTCGGAGATCATCCTTCGGGCAAGCGACCGGCTGGGCATGTCGCCCAGCGCGCGAACCCGCCTGGAAATGCCGGACGGAGCCGGGGCCGGAAGCAAGTTCGGAGGACTGCTCGGCGGCGCGCAGCTTCGTCTCGTAACCTAGAGCGCGCCGAACGGGTCTGCGCCTTCATCGAGAACTTGACGGTCCCCTCGGGGGTCGGCGAGGGCAGGCCCATCCGGCTGCGGGACTGGCAGCGCGAGTTCATCTTCGACGTCTACGCCCCGCAGCACACGGACGGCTCCCGGCTGGTCCGCCGGGCGATCTTCTCGCTGGGCCGGAAGAACGGAAAGACGCTGATCGCCGCCGCCCTGGTCCTGGTTCACCTCGTAGGCCCGGAAGCCGAACGGAACGGAGAAATCTACAGCGCGGCGAACGACCGCGAGCAGGCCGCCCAGGTCTTCAAGATGGCCAAGCAGATGGTCGAGGCCGAGCCGGAGCTTCTGGCGGTCCTGCGGGTGGTGGCGTCCACCAAGACCATCGCCTGCTACTCGAACGGGAGCTTTTACCGGGCGCTGAGCGCCGAGGTCGGGACGAAGCACGGCCTCAACCCGACCTTCGTGATCTTCGATGAGCTTGCGCAGGCCCGGAACCGGGACCTCTACGACGTCCTGGATACGTCGATGGCGGCCCGCGCCGAGCCGCTGTTCCTGGCGATCTCCACCCAGTCGAACGACCCGGAACACATCTGCTCCAAGCTGATCGATGACGGCTTGAGCGGCGAGGACCCGACGACGGTCTGCCATCTCTACGCCGCCCCCGAAGACTGCGACCTGGAGGACGAAGAGGGCTGGTACGCGGCGAACCCGGCGCTCGGCGACTTCCGGTCGTTCGATGAGCTTGCGGTCGCGGCGGCGAAGGCCAAGCGGCTTCCGGCGGAAGAGCCGAAGGTGCGCAATCTCTACCTGAACCAGCGGGTTTCGCCGCACGCCTCGGTGATCTCCCGGGCCGACTGGTTGAAGTGCAAGGGCGACGCCACGCTGGTCGACGGCGAGGACATCTACCTCGCGCTGGACCTCTCGGCGAAGATCGACCTCTGCGCGCTCCTGGCGGTTTCGGCCACGGACGGCTCCCGGGTCGCGGCGTGGTTCTTCAAGCCCGCCGACTACCTGGAGGAGCATGAGCGCCGGGACCGCGTTCCCTACGCCCTGTGGGCGTCCCAGGGCCGCCTGGAGGCTATCCCAGGCCGCTCGGTCCACCCCCGGGTGGTGGCGATGAAGATCGCCGAGCTATTCGACCGCTTCAACGTCCTGGGGCTGGCCTACGACCGCTGGGGCATCCAGAGCCTCTTGCGGGAGTTCGATGAGGTCGGCCTGGAGGCGCACGCGGACGGCGATCCGGGCGACGGCCTGCGGCTGGTCCCCTGGGGCCAGGGCTTCAAGGATATGAGCCCGGCGGTCGACGCGCTCGAAACCGCGGTTTTGCATGACGAGCTTGTCCACGACGGACACCCGGTCCTGACCTGGAACGTCGGCAACGCGGTTGCGGTCACCGATCCGGCGGGCGGGCGGAAGCTGGATAAGAGCAAGGCCCGGTTCCGCATCGACGGCGCGGTCGGCTTGGCGATGGTCCTGGGTCTCAAGGACCGGGAGCGCCAGCCCGAGGGCGAGAAGCAATATCAGATGGTCTTCGTCTGACAAAAAAAGGAGCCCGGCAGCAGGGGCAATCCCGCCGGGCTCCAGGTCGCCTACCAACCGCCCCCACCCTACGACAATCCGGAGGACCACGCGATGCTCAAGCGGGCTTACGCGATGCTGACCGTGCGCGCCGTCCAGGACGGCGAGGACGAGCGGACGTTCGAGGGGATGGCGACGACGCCGACCACCGACCGGATGGGCGACGTGGTCGACCCGATGGGCGCGAAGTTCACGAACCCCCTGCCGCTGCTGCACCAGCACGACAGCGAGCGGCCCATCGGCACCGTCCGGCTGTTGAAGGCCACGAAGGACGGCATCGCCTTCATCGCCACCCTCCCGAAAATCCTTGAACCCGGCCCGCTCCAGGATCGCGTCAACACCGCCTGGGGCGAGATCAAGGCCGGGCTGATCCGCGCCGTGAGCATCGGCTTCCGCATCCTGGATGACGGGATCGAGAGCCTCGGCAACGGCGGGCTCAAGTTCACCGCCATCGAGATCATGGAGCTTTCCGCCGTCACCATCCCGGCGAACGCGGAAGCGACGATCACGAACATCCGATCCTTCGACGTCGGGGCGCGGGCCGCGTCCGGCCTTCCCGTCGTCAAGAGCCTGCCCGGCGCTTCGGGCAACCCCCCGAAACCCCAAGCACGGAAGGGCGCAGCTATGCGCACCATCGCTGAACAGATCGAAGACTTCACGAAGACCATCGCAACCAAGGACGCCCGCCGCACCGAGATCGCCACGGTGACCGGCGAGCGCGGCGAGACGATGGACGCCGCCGAGGCCGAAGAGTTCGACACGCTGACCGCCGAGATCGAGAGCGCCAAGACGCACCTGACCCGGCTCCGCAGCCTGGAAGCCTCTCAGGCCGCGACGGCGGCCCCGGTCGTCCGCCAGGGCGTCGCCCATGCGGGCGCGATTGCTCCGGTCCACGTCGACCGGGTCGAGCCCCAGGTCCGGGCCGCCGAACGCTGCGCGCCCGGTATCCGCATGGCCCGGGTGACCAAAACCCTGATCCTCGGCAAGCTGGCCGGGCTCGGGGCGACGGACACCATCGCGTTGGCGATGAAGAACTACCCGAACGACCCGGGCGTGGTCGAAGTCGTCCGCGCGGCGGTCGCTGCGGCCACCACCACCGACCCGACCTGGGCCGGGGCGCTGGTCGGCGAGGCCGGTGCGATCATCGGCGACTTCGTTGAGTTCCTGCGTCCGCAGACTATCCTCGGGCGGTTCGGCCAGGGCGGTATCCCGGACCTGCGGCACGTCCCCTTCCGGACGGCTCTGATCGGCCAGACCAGCGGCGGGCAGGGCTACTGGGTCGGGGAGGCTCGCGCCAAGCCGCTGACGAAGTTCGACTTCACCCGGTCGAGCCTCGAACCGCTCAAGGTCGCCACGCTCTGCGCGCTCTCGGACGAGATCATCCGTAGCTCCGCGCCGGACGCGGAGACCATCGTTCGCGACCAGCTTGTCGCGGCGCTCAAGGAACGGCTCGACCGCGACTTCGTGGACCCGGCGAAGGCGGCGGTCGCGGGCATCTCCCCGGCCTCGATCACCAACGGCGTGGTGCCGATCCCGTCCAGCGGTAACGACGCCGAGGCGGTGCGGGCCGATATCAAGGCGGCTTACGCGGCCTACGCCGCCGGGAATAACGCGCTCTCCGGCGGGGTCTGGATCGCCAAGGCGAACCTTGCGGCCAGCCTCGGGATGATGACGAACCTGCTCGGCCAGCCGGAGTTCGCGGGCGTGGATCGGAACGGCGGCTCGCTCGCGGGCTTCCCGATCATCGCCTCGGACTATGCCCCGGCGGACACGGTCGTCCTCGCCAACGCCCCGGAAATCTACCTGGGCGACGAGGGCGGCTTCGCGGTCGATATGAGCCGGGAAGCGACCCTCGAAATGTCGGACGCGCCCACGGCCTACGGCGGCAACCCGCCCGCCGACGCCACCGGCTCGCTGGTCTCCATGTTCCAGAACAACATGGTCGCCATCCGCGCCGAGCGGACGATCAACTGGCTCAAGCGCCGCCCCGAGGCGGTGGTTGTGCTGGGCGGCGTCAACTGGGGCGAACCGACCGGCGGCGCGACCCTCTCCGGCGGCGCTGGCGGCAACGAGCGCGTCAGCGGTGGGTCCGGGCGCGACCGGGTTAGCGCCTAAGACCTAGCGGCACCCCGACCGGCCCGGCCCTGCCCGCCCTGCCGGTCGGGGTGTTCCTCTTCCCCCTTGCCTGGACACCCATCATGCAGACGTACAACACGCGGCACCTGACCGCCCGCGACCACCGGCTGGTGGACGCCCTCCAGGCCGACCCGCGCTACCGCCGCCTCGCCGATATCCTGCGCCCGCCAGCGCCCACGCCGACCCCCGCCAAGGCCGCGCCGCAGGCCAGCCCCGAGCCGGTCACAAAGCCGGTTCCGAAGGGCAAGAGCGAGGCCGACTAAGTGCGCCTTCCGGCGATCTTCGGACGGGCTGGTCGCGCCTCAAGGTCTCCGCTGAACGCCACCCTGGACCTGGACCCGGTCGCGGGCGGGGGCTGGATGCGGGTCATGGAAAGCTTCACGGGCGCGTGGCAGCAGAACGTCGTTCTCGACCGCGAGACCGTGCTTTCCTATTTCGCGGTCTACGCCTGCATCACGCTCATCGCCTCGGACATCGCGAAGCTGCGGATGAAGCTCGTCCAGCAGGACGATGACGATATCTGGAGCGAGGTCACCAGCCCGGCCTATTCGCCGGTCTTGCGCAAGCCGAACGCCTACCAGAACCGCATCCAGTTCTGGGAGACCTACTTCCTGTCGAAGCTGACGCGCGGGAACACCTATGTCCTCAAGCAGCGCGACGCGCGCAACGTGGTCATCCGGGAATACGTCCTGGACCCCGACCGGACCCGCCCGCTGATCGCCGACGACGGATCGGTGTTCTACGAACTGGGTTACTCCCGGCTGCACCAGATCGGCGAGAGCGGCATCGTGGTCCCGGCCCGGGAGATCATCCACGACCGCTTCAACTGCATCTATCACCCGCTGGTCGGGACCTCGCCCATCTGGGCGGCGGCGACCTCGGCGGCGCAGGGCGCGGCCATCCAAGGGGCCTCGGCGAAGTTCTTCAAGAACGCCTCGCAGCCCGGCGGCATCCTGACCGCCCCCGGCGCGATCTCCGACACCACCGCCTCCCGGCTCAAGAACACCTGGGAGCAGAACTTCACCGGCGACAACGCGGGTCGGGTCGCGGTCCTGGGCGACGGGCTCAAGTACGAGCGGCTGGCGATGACCGCCGAAGAGAGCCAACTGATCGACCAGCTTAAGTGGACCGCCGACGTGGTCTGCTCGGTCTTCCACGTCCCGCCCTACAAGACCGGCCTGGGGCCGCTGCCGGTCAACGCCAACATCCAGGCGCTCAACGTCGAGTATTATTCCCAGTGCCTCCAGTCGCTCATCGAAGCGGCGGAACTCTGCCAGGACGAGGGCCTGGAGTGCCCGCCCGGGACCGGCACCGAGTTCGACATCGAGAACCTCCTGCGGATGGACAGCACCACGCTGATGACCGTCCTCAAGGAAGGCGTTCAGGGCTCGATCATGGCTCCGAACGAAGCCCGGCGGCGGATCGATCTCCCGCCGGTTCCGGGCGGCGATAGCCCGATGGCGCAGCAGCAGTATTACAGCCTGGAGGCGCTCGCCAATCGCGCCGCCGCGCCGCCGACCCCGGCGGTAGGCGCGCCCGCTGGCCTGCTCCCCGCGCCGGACCAGAGCGCGGACGGCGGCGACCCCGCCGAGGCCGACACCATTCCTGCCGATGACGCCGCGAAGCTCGGGGCGGTGTCCCGGACGCGGCTCCTGGAGGCTCTCGACTATGCCTGACCTCGACGCCCTGGCCGCGCAGATCAGCGCGGAACTCGCCCCAGTCCTCAAGCGCCTGCGCGAGGACATGGTCGCCCAGATCGCGGCGGCTCGGGTCCGCTCGGCGGTTATCGACCGGAGCGGTGCGCTGATCCTGACCTTCGGCGACGGCTCGACCCAGAACCTCGGGGTGGTGGTGGGCCAGGACGGCAAGGCCGGTGATCCCGGCGCGCCGGGTGAGGCCGGAGAGAAGGGCCAGGACGGGCCGGAAGGTCCGCAAGGTCTCCCAGGACCCGCGCCAGACGTTTCGCCTATCCTGGCGCGCCTGGACGGGCTGGAGGCGCGGTCTATCGCCGGGGCCGAGGTCAGCGACGGCGGGATGCTTCTCCTGGCGCTCAAGGACGGCGAGACCTTCGTCGCCGGGCCGGTGGTCGGGCGAAACGGTGAGGACGGACGGGACGGCGCGGCTGGGCGGGACGGCGTCGACGCCGATCCCGCCCTGGTCGCCGAGATCACGCACCGCCTCGACGCCGTGGAAGCGAAGACCGTTTCTGGCGCGCTGATCGACCGGGCGGGCGCGCTGATCATGACCCTCGCGGACGGCTCGAACATCGCCGCCGGAACGGTGGTCGGACGCGATGGCGTGGACGGCAAGGACGGTGTCGATGGGAAGCCCGGCAAGGACGGAGAGATCGGCGAACCCGGTCTCGGCTTCGATGATCTCTCCGCAACCTTGCACGACGATGGCCGCACCGTGGTCCTCGCCTTCATGCGCGGGACGCAGGTCAAGAGCTTTGAGCTGGTCCTTCCGGCGATGCTCTATCGCGGCGTCTACGAGGCCGGGCGCATCTACACCACCGGCGACAGCGTGACCTTCGCGGGCTCGTCCTGGGTCTGCAACAGCCAGACCGGCACGAAGCCCGGCGAGGGCGAGAAGGCGTGGACGCTGGCGGTCAAGCGCGGGCGCGACGGCAAGGACTTTGCCGGGCCGCAGATCAAGGTCCCCGGCTGATGGTCGCGCTGGTTTCCCAGGCCGAAGCGATGGCGCAACTGCGGCTGAACGAAGCCGCGATGAACGCCGAGCAGATCGCCGACGTGATGTTCAAGGCCGAGCAGGCGTCCGCGATCATCGTGGACTACCTCAAGCGCCCGTTCATCGAAGGGCCGGTGACGCCTTCGCCCCCGCCGCCGGTGGCGCGGGATGACCCGCCCGCACCCTCGGTCCCGCCGGAGCCGCCAGCGGCCTGGACGCCCGCCACCACGCCGATCCTGGTCAAAGGGATCATCCTCGTCGTCCTCACCGCGCTCTACGACGGGCGCACCCCGGAGGACGCGCTGCTCTCGCCGAACGTCACGGCGGTCCTCGAACGCTACCGCGACCCCGCGCTCGCCTAAGCCGATGTGGGTTCGGATCGTCCGCGAGCGGAGGTTCTACCCTCGGCCCGGCGATCACCGCGTCTGCATCCACTACAAGCCCGGCCTCACCATTTCCGTCCGCCGATCCTGGGGCCGCGCCCTGATCGAGAACGACGACGCGGTCGAGGTCCCGACGCCCAGCCGCCCGACCCTCAATCACGGGACGTAACCGGATGTATCAGAAGCGCCAGCCCGCGCTCGCGGGCCTGCTGCGCGAGAGCGTGGTCCTACAGCAGCACGCTCTCGATGCGAACGGCGACCGGCTCGGACCCTGGACGGACGATTTCGCGGCCCCGGCCCGGGTCCTGGCCCGGACCCAGGGCGAGACGGTCCTGGCCCAGCGGGTGGCCGGTCAGCAGCCGGTCGAGGTGACCATGCGCCTGGACCGCTTCTCGGCCCGGATCGACACCGACTGGCGGCTGGTCTGGCTGGGCTGGCCGTTCGAGATCACCGCCGTCGCGGTCGATGAGCTTGCGGCGGTGGTCACCCTGATCGCGCTCCGGGCGCGCGAAGTCGAGGCGGCGGTCTGATGCCGGTCACCGCCAAGATCGAGGGCGCGGATCGGCTGCGCGCGAAGCTCCTGAAAGTCCTCGGGACAAAGGGCCAGACGGTCATCCTCAAGGCGAACCAGAAGAGCGCCAACGAGTTCGAGGCGCTGGTTAAGCAGGCGGTCCCGCAGGACCCCGACGACAAGAACGGGCATCTGGTCGACACGCTCGGCCAGTCGCAGTCCGGCCCGCTCGGCGTCGAGGTCTTCATCGGTGGTCCGGGGCAGCACGGTTACCCGCTGCACCTGGAGACCGGCCACCGGGCGCGGGACGGCTCGCACGTCGCGGGCAAGCCCTACTGGTTCCCGGCTAAGCGGGTGGTGAAGAAGAGCGCCCACGCCCGGACGCTGCGATCCTATCGGGCCGCGATCAAGGCCGGGCTGGCGGGCAGCGGGGGCGCATGAGATGGCCGACCCCGCCGCCGCCTTCCACGCCGCCGAAGACACGGCGCTGCGAACCTCGGCTGACCTTGCCGCGCTTTTCCCCGGCGGCGTGGTCCGCGTCTATTCGGTCGTTCCGCAGAACGCGCCGCTCCCGTTCGTCCGCATAGGGGACGATCAGGTCATCGAAGACAGCGACGAGTGCGTCTCGGCCTCGGACCTCTACGCCACCGTTCACATTTGGACGAAGCCCGACCCGCCCAGCGTCCAGCTTGGGCGGCAGATGGCCGGGGTGATCCGCCAACTCTTCGCGCCCGAGTTCCCGATCCCGGGCTTCGACACGGTCCTCGCCCGCTTCGTGGACGCCCGGCACCTGACCGATCCGGACGGCTCAAGTCACTCGGTCCTGACCTTCCATTTCGCCCTCACCACCCTTGCACCGGAGGCTCTCCAAAATGGCTAGCGCACCCATCAAGCACGCTCGCGGCGTCAAGCTGCTGATCATGGTCGGACAGGCCGATGGCCCGCCCGAGACCTTCGTCGCGTTCTGCACCGTCAACGCCGCGCGCTCGGTCGCCGGGGACGCCGCGACGAACGACTTCAACATCCCGGACTGCGAGGACCCCGACAAGATGGGCTGGCTCGCCCGCGAGAAGGTCTCGCTCAGCTATTCGGCGCAGGGCGCGGGCATCCTCAACACGCCCGACGTCCAGGAGTTCGCCGACTGGCTGGCCGACCCTCTCTCCCGGAACTGCCAGATCGTGGTCGACGTCCCGGCTGCGGACGGCGGCGTGATCTTCGCCGGGCTCTTCCACCTCACCCACTTCGAGATCACCGGCGACCGTGGCGCGAAGATGGAAGCCACGATCAACCTGATCTCGGACGGCGAGATCATCGTGACGGCGGTCGCGGCGCTAGATGTCCAGGCGGCGAAGGAGAAGGCCGCAGCCGCGCGCAAGACCCCTGAACACGCGTGAGCCGGAACGGGGAGATCACCCGGGCCTGGGGCGACGATGACCGCAGGTTCCGGCTGGGGATCGGTGAGTGGCGGAAGGTCCAGGAGACCTGCGACGCTGGCCCGGCTGAGATCGCCGCGAGGCTCTCGGCCTGGGCGCTCGCCCGCAAGCGCGCCCCGACCGCCAGCTTCTTTGAACTGATGGCCGGTGGCGGGCTCGGGGCGTGGCGGATCGATGACGTCCGCGAGCCGCTCTATCGCGGCTTGATCGGCGGCGGCATGGACCCGACCGCCGCCGGACGGCTGCTCCGCGAACTGCACGACGAGCGACCGTTGATGGAAAACATCGACCTCGCCCTGGAGGTCGTCCTCGCCTCGATGATCGGCCCGGAGGAAGAGCCCGTGGGGGAGCCTTCGGGGGAGCCGCAAACGACAACGAACACCGCGCGCTCCCCAGAGGAAAGCTCCGCTTCGCGGACTTCTACGGCGCAGGCGCGGTGATGGGGTTCACGCCCCAGGCCGTCGACGCCTGCTCGTTCTGGGAATTCCTCGCCGCCCGCGACGGCTGGATCGCCGCGAACACCATCCAGGAAAGCGCCGCGCCAACGCCCGAAGAGCATGACGCGCTGATCGAGAAATGGGCCTGACCGATGGCAACCGAAGTCGACCGGCTGGTTGTGGTCTTCGACGCCAACTTCAAGGCGCTGGACGACAAGCTTAACAAGGTCATCCAGAAGAACCAGCAGGCGGCGGCGAAGGTCAATAAGTCGTGGGCCGGGACTGGGGGGAACGCGCTCACCAAGGGCTTCGACGACCTCGCGAAGACGGCGGGCGAGGCGGCGCGGGCGATCCCTGGCGTTGGCTCGGCCTTGGGCGCGCTCGGCCCGGCGGGGATCGCGGCGGCGGTGGGGATCGCGGCGGTGGTCGAGGCGTTCCGGGGAGCCCGGGAGGCGGCGAAGTTCGCCGACGACATCAACGATACCGCCAACCGGCTCCACATCTCCACGGACGCCTTGCAGGAGTGGCGCGAGGCCCTTCGGCTGGCGGGCGGTCACGAGCAGGACGCCGATGAGGCGTTGCAGTCCTTCAACGATCAACTCGGCAAGGCCGAAGCCGGTCTGCCGAAGGCTCTGCGCGCGTTCCGGGAGCTATTCGGGAAGGGCTTCACCGCCGCCGACGTGACCCGGCTCGGCGGGGCGACGAACGCGATCAAGAAAATCCAGGCGGCGATCCAGGGGCTCAACACCGAGCAGCAAGACGCGATCCTCTCGCAGTTCGGGCTCGGCGGGATGCGCGACCTCCTGGAGAAGCCCTCCGACGATATGGAGCAATTGCTCGCCGACACCCACAAGCTCGGGCTGGTCATGGACGCCGAGCTTGTGCGCAAGGGCGGCGATCTAAACGACGAGTTCGAGACCCTCCACAAGGCCATCGATATCGAGCTTAAGGGCGCGCTGATCGACCTCGGCCCGGTGCTGCTCGACCTGCTCACGAAGATGAAGCGGCTGGTCGACGTCGCGGTCGATCTCGCCGACGCCTTTAAGCCGATCCAGGACCGCAGCACGGCGGCGATGATCCGGGCCAGGGACGAACTCAATACGCGGCTCTACGCCGACCCCGGCAAGGGCGGCGACCCTGTCCGCTACCTGATGCCGGGCAAGCGCGCGGGCGACGTCAAGCGCCTCGCGGAGTTGAACGCCCAGATCGCCGACAAGCAGGCCGCCGAACTCGCCGCCGAGATGGACGAGCAAATGTTCGGCAAGCACCACGGGGCGACCAAAAGCCTCGCCGACACGTCGAAGGCTCCGAAGGAAAAGAAGGACCAGACGCTCGCCTTCGATAAGGAGGCCGAGGACGCCTATTTGAGCGCCCTCAAAGACCTGTCCGACGCCAGCGCCGCGCTCGCGACGACGCTGGAAGAGCGCGAGGCGTTCGAGAAGGAAGCGGTCGACGCGGCGCTAGCGAAAAAGCTGAAAGACCTCGACATCGAGAAGGCCAAGATTATCGAGGCGGCGAACAAGCTCGGCACCGACAAGAATTCCCAGGAGCAACTCCAGAAGCTCGCCGACGCCAAGGCGTATGCGGAGCAGGCCGCGTTCGAGCAAAAGCTGGCGATCCAGCGCGCCGCCGAGGCCGCGCAACTGGAGCGGAAACAAGCCCTCGATCAGGCCCAGACGGACCTCGCGGCCCAGGCGCTCGCGGCGGACGCGGCGCATATCGCGGCGGTCGGGGAGTTGGCGCTTACGGCGAAGGATCGCAGCGCCGCCGAGATCAAGGCGCTCGCCGAACAGCAGCAGGCCGACCGGCTCCTGGCCGACGCGACGATCACGCGTGCCCGGGAGACCCTCAAGGCCGCCGAGAAGATCGACCCGGACAGCGACGCCTCCAAGTCGGCGCGGGCCGCCCTCGCTAAGGCCGTCCAGGATCGGGACATCCTGGGCGTCAGGCAGGGCGACGAGACGGCGGCGAAATTGAAGTCGCTCCAGGACCCCGTCCAGAACTACCGCGACAGCCTCGTCGACCTCTCAACGACGATGGCCGAGGCCGGGGTGACGGCGGCGAAGTCGCTCTCCGATGGGCTGGCCGAAGCCGCCGTTAACGCCGAGAGCCTCGGCGACGTGGCGTCGAGCGTCTTCAAGCAACTGATCCAGCAAATCCTCTCGGCGGAAATCCAGAAGAACATCGCCGGGCCGATCCTGAGTGCGCTCGGGCTTCCCATCCCGCACTACGCCGCCGGGACGAACTGGGCGGCTCCCGGCCTCGCGGTGGTCGGCGAGCATGGCCCCGAACTCAAGGTGATGAAGGGCGGCGAGAAGATCATCCCGAACTCCGCATTGCGGAACGTCGGGATCGGCGGCGGGACCTCGGCCTCGCCGACCATCATCTTCGACAATCGCGGCGCGGTGATCTGGGAGCAGGCCGCGCGGCAGTTGATGGCCTACGCCGACCGCGCCGCGCTGGGTGCGGGCGGCGTGGCGGTCGGAGCGGCGCGCCGGGCGACGCCCACGGACCTCGCTCGCTCGGCAAGCCGGAGGCTAGGATGATCGTCTTTCCGGTCGTTCCGCGCGGGACGGTGGTCACCCCGCAGCTTGTCCGGACCTCCGGCGACCTCGTCTCGCCGCTCGGCGGGCCGACCCAGCGGATCACCCGGCTCGGCTCCCGCTACGCGGCCAGCGTCGAGCTTCCGTCCCTGGACGCGGAGTGCGCCGCGAAGTGGCTGGCCTGTCCGCTGCGCGCCGAGGCCGAGGGGGATACCCTGGGGCTGATCATGCCGCAGATGATCGACGTCACGTTCATGAACGGGACGAACGGGACCGGGGTCGCGGGCTCGTCCGCGATCACCTTCGTCGGGCACGCGCCGAGCCCGGGCATGTGGTTCTCGTTCAACGACAGCAACCGCAATTATCTCCACCTGATCACGACCGTCGACGCAGCGGCGAAGACCGCGCGGATCGCCCCGCTTCTCCGGGTCGCGATGCCCGGGTCGCTGATGGAATTCACCACCCCGTTCCTTGAGGGCTTTGTTGATGACACCTCCTGGAGCCTCGAATATTTCCGGTTCGTCGGGCACCGGTTCAACGTCACCGAGAGCGCGTGATGGCTGACGATAGCGCCTTCCTGGCCGGTCAATTCGACCCGCCTTCGCTCCTGGCGTTCGTCGCCGTGGAGATCGCGCTGAGCGTCGGCTTCCTGCGGCTTGTGGATGGCGCTGGGCAGGTTTCCTTCGCGGGCCGGACCTTCCTAGGCCGCGACCTCGATTTCGGCGTCCTGGCGGGCCTGGAGCCGGTCACGGACGGCATGGGCGACCAGACCCCGGCGCTGAACATCGGGATCAATCCGCCGACCCCAGACGCCGCCGCGATCCTGGGGGGCGAGGATATGCAGGGCCGCTCGGTCCTGCTCTGGGTCGGGACGCTCAACACCTTCACCGGCGCGGTCACGCCCGACCCGGTCCTGGTGTTCACCGGGGAGGTCGACCAGGGCGTTCTCAACGTCGGGCTTGGGAGCCGGAGGCTGGACCTCTCCTGCGTCTCGATCTGGGAACGGTTGTTCGATGACGCCCAGGGCGTCCGGCTCTCGAACGCCTACCACCAGTCGGCGTGGCCGGGAGAACTCGGGTTCGAGTACGTCACGGCTGTCCAGCGACAGCTTCCTTGGGGCTCGGATACTCCGCGCCCGGCGGTGGTCTCCGATGCACTTAAGCTCCGACTATAAGGCCCCGCTCCAGCGCCGGGTGGAGATCGCCCAGGAAGCCCTCGACACCTTCGCCGGTCGGCCCTTCGCCTGGGGCACGAACGACTGCGCCCGGCTGGCCGCCCTGGTCCTGCGGCGCGCCGGGTACAAGCCGAACCTCGCGCAGTTCGGAGACTACCGTTCCGACCGGGCCGCGCTGCGGGCGCTCAAGGCCCGGAAGATGACCTCGGTCCTGGACTGGATCGACAGCGTGAAGGGCTTGCACCGGATCACCCCCGCCGCCGCCCTGGCCGGTGACCTCATCGCCTTCCCTGGCGCGGGCGGCTGGGACGGTCTGGCCGTGGCGCTCGGCAACGGGCGGGTGCTGGCGTTCAGCGGCGACGTCGAGGGCAACGCCTGCGTGGTCATCGCCGCCAAGCTCGAACTTGCGACCGCCGCCTGGAGCGTCAGCCCATGCCGTTCCTAGCGCCTATCGGCGCGGCCATCGCGGCGGCGGGGTCGGCCATCGCCGCGACCGCTGTCTCGGCTGGCCTGGGCGTCGCGGCCTACGGCGGGCTCGCCGCGATTGCCGGGAACGCGCTGATCGCCGTGGGCTCGGCGGCGGCGTCCCTGACCGGCGCGCTGGGGATCGCCTCGGCCATCTCGTCCTGGTCGACGGTGGCCCTCTTCGCGTCGTCCTTCCTCTCGAAACCGAAGGTCGGGATCGGCGCGGCGGGATCGCAGGTCAATCTCCAGGCCGACCCGAACGCGGGTATTCCGCTGATCCTCGGGCGCTCCGGCACCGCCGGGAAGGTGCTGCACGCGAACACCTCCGGGCAGGTCAACAAGAACGCCGCGCTGTTCTACCTCCTGGCCCTGACCGCCGGGCCGCTGGGTGGCCTGGAGAGCCTGACCGCGTCGGACTTCCCGGTGGTGCTGTCGGGCGATGGGGTGGTCTCGCCGCCGCAATACGCCCAGTCGATGTATCTGCGGACCACGCCCGGCCTCAAGCCGGACCCGCAGGCGTACTACCCCGGCGGCGTGGACCCGGCCTGGATGCCGGAGTGGACCGCCGCCCACAAGCTCTCCGGCGTCGCCTGCGCTTGGTGGACGCTGGTCTACAACACCAAGGCGTACCCCTCGGGGATGCCCCAGCCGATGTTCGTGGTGGTGGGTCCGCCGGTCTACGACCCGCGCAGGGACAGCACCTATCCGGGCGGCTCCGGCCCGCAGCGGTGGAACGACGAGACCACCTGGAGCTTCGCGGGGAACACCAATCCGTTCCTGCAAGGGCTCTCCTGGGCCATCGGTCGGCGCGACAACGGAAAGCTGTCCTTCGGGATCGGCGCGCCTATCGACGCCATCGACGTCGCGGCCTTCGTGGAAGGCGCGAACGTCAACGAGGCGAACGCCTGGACCATCGGCGGCGAAGTCCTCTCGTCGGACGGCAAGTGGGACGTGCTGACCACGATGCTGCAAGCCGGAGGCGGCGAGCCGATCAAGATGGGCGGGCTGATTTCGGCCTACGTCCGGACCCCGCGCGTGGTCCTGGGGACGCTGGTCGGCGCGGACCTGATCGACGCGGCCTCGATCACCGGGACGAAGCGGCGGCGCGACCGGCTCAACCAGATCATCCCCAGCTACCGCTCCGAAGACCACGGCTGGGAAATGGTCCCCGCCGATCCGGTGTTCGTCAACGAGTACATCGCGGCGGACGGCGGGCTGCGCAGCAAGGAAGGAAATTATCCGCTCGTCCAGGACGTCGCGCAGGTCGCCCAGCTTGCCACCTATGACATCCTGGACGCCCGCGAGTTCGAGCCCATCGTCCTCCCGGTCGGCCCGCGCTGGCACGCCATCCGGCCCGGCGACTGCATCGCCCTCAACGAGCCCGAGTTCGCGCTGGCCTCCGGGCAGACGGTGGTTGTCCAGACCCGCGAGTTCGACCTGCTTTCCGGGCGGGTCACGCTGACTTGCCGCTCGGAGAGCCTGGGGAAGCACGACTATGCGCTGGGGAAGACCACCCTGCCGCCGCCGGTCCCCGGCTTCCAGCCGCAGGACCCGGCCTATGTCGCGCGCCCGGACGCGGGGACCTGGGTCGCCACCGGCGGGGTCTTGAGCGGGGCGGACGGCGCGCAGGTCCCGGCGATCTGGGTCACCGGCGCGATCAACGATCCGAACGTCTCCAGCATCATCGTGGAGTACCAGCTTCAACTCGCGCCGGGGGTCTTCGGCGACTGGGTCTCCGGGGAGTTCCCGTCGACCACCCGGCGGATGGAATTCCGCTCGGTGATCTCCGGGGCGACCTACCACGTCCAGGTCCGCTACCGCTCCGTGCGCAACGTCGAAGGCGCGCTCGCGCTGGACCTGGGGCTGGTGACGGTCGGCACCCTGATCAGCGGCGGGGTCACCAACATCGGCGGGCAGACGCCGCAGGAGTTGATCGACCAGCTTAACGAGACGACGGCGCTCGGCCTCGCGACCAGCGAGCAGGCCGCGCAAACCGCCGAGGACTTGCTTCCGGTCGCCGCGTCCGCTGACTACTCGAAGACCCGGATCGACCTGATCGGCACGCTGCTACCGAGCGGCTCGGTCTTCCAGATGTCGGACACCACCCTGTTCGCCGACGCGACGACCACCTGGGGCGATTACAAGACCAGCCTCCAGGCGAAGATGAACGGCAACACCGCCGCGATCACCCAGGAGCAAACTGTCCGGGCGAACGCGGACACGGCGCTGGCCACCCAGATCACCAACCTCTCGACCACGGTCGGCGGCAACACCGCCTCGATCACCAATCTCCAGAACTCGGTCAACGGCCTGAACGCCCAGTGGGTCCTCTCCGTCTCCTCGCAGGGCTCCGGCCCATCCGGGCCTTATGCCCACGTCGCCGGGATCAAGGTCGCGGCGAACCCGGCGGTTTCGAGCATCGCCTTCCAGGCCGACCAGATCGGCTTCACCAACGGGATCGACCCGAACATCTTCCCGCTGGCGGTGGTCGGCGGGAAGGTCATCGCGACGAGCTTCCAGGCCGACGACATCAAGGCGAACACGATCACCACGGACAAGATCGTGGCGAACAACATCGCCCAGCGGACGGCGGGCTATGCGGCAGGCCCCACGGTCCTGACGACCGCGAACCAGACGATCATCACCCTCGTGGTCGATTGCTCCGGCGGCGTCCTGGACCTGGAGCTTTTCGGCAACGTCTACGGCTCGGCGAACGAGACGGTGAACGTCAATATCCTGCTCGACGGGGACACCATCGGCGGCGCGGTCGGCTGCGCCAATCTCTCGTTTTCAATCCAGAACCCCATCGCCGGGAAGTACAGCCTCAAGCCCACGAAGAACTCGCACACGATCACGGTTTTCGCCTGGAAGCAGGGCCTTAGCGGCGGCACGCCGATCACGCTCACCTACCTCAACGCCTACCTCACCGACAACAAGACGCAGACCTGAACCATGCCCCTCGTCGCCATCTACAACAAAGCCGGGAAGCTGCTTCTCTACATGGACGGCGAACCCGATCAGATCGCCCTCAACGTGCCCAAGGGCGGGCGTACAAAGCGGGCGACGCTGGATCAGTTGCCGCAGGCCCGCAGCATGCCGCATTTGCCGACCCGGGAGACGAAGCCATGATGCCTGGAGCCTTCTCGCTGGCGATCTACCGGGGCGACACGCACGCCTGGAGGTTCACGCTCTGGCAGGACGCGGAGAAGACCGTGCCCGTCGATCTCAACGGGATCGCGGTCAAGGCCGAGATCAGGGACCGGCCAGCCGGGACGGTCATCCAGGCGCTTACGATTGTGGTCACCGAGCCGAACTTCATCGACGCGACCTTGACCGGCGAGCAGACGGCGATGCTCCCGGCCTCCGGGCGCTGGGACCTCCAGCTTACCGACGCGACGCTCTGGGTTTCGAC